GGAGCGGTAATACGTCTGGCCTTCCCAATCGTCCAGGTTAAACACGTCCTGGACGATAAAAGCGAGGTTTTCAGCCACCCCGTGCCGATCTATCGCCTCAAGCACGGTTTCGCCTTCCCACTCCCTTAACTGGGAGTGGGCGTAATTTGAGGAGACGTGCCCACTCTGCCTGACTGTGTCGCACAAAATCGAGCCGTCGGCAAGGATAAAATGGACCCTTTCTTCCACTTTGGTCCGTCCCATGCTACCATCATGGTAATAGTAGCGTGGGATGATTTTCAATAAGTTTTCATCCGTCCGTTTGACGCGGACGGAGTCGGGGATTTCGTCCCCAATAATGTCCTGCAGGAAAGGGAATTCCTGCATATAAGCCTGATACTTAAATCTATCCATTTTACGCTCCTTTCCCCGGCAGGTACCACCCGGCAGGTATTTGTTATCCGCCCCTGCCCAGACCGGGAGGCGGTATTTTTTCTGGTACGGGGCTTTTGGTGGGATGCCCCGATGAACCCTATACGTGGGCAAGTGCCCTGGCCCCTATGATCCGGCCCTGCTCATCACGGACAGCATCGTCCACGATGAACACGTCCTGCCGATCGGGTACTGCCTGCGCCACCACTGCAGACACGATATAGATCGTGTCTGGCTGCGGGTCAGGTAGACCCGTCACCGCACCGAATTGGGTACGGTTCACCGGAATGACGATGCCATCCACGGTGACGGTATCCACCTGCACTCGGGAAGTGGCACATCGGGCAACGATGCCTGATGGCAGAATAGTGACTACCGGGCCAGCCGGCCCGGCTGGCATCATGGTAATGGCGTGGGGCGTAAGGTTCACGATATTCATGATAACCTCCTTATCACATGTAACAAAATCAAAACGACAATGCTTATCGAAATAAGCACTCCAAAGCAAAATCAACAATTCTACAAAGGTTTTGGCGGGCGATTTGGATATTCTGTGTTTTTAAAATTGCCGATAAAGGCCGATATTTTTAAAGGCCGATATTGGCAAAAAAAAATACACAGAAAAAAACTTTTCAAAAAAGAAGGAAGGGGATTACTCCCCTTCCTGGTTGAGCATTCCCAGGGCCGCCAGGGCCTGGATCTGCTCTGCCGTAAAGGACTTCAACAATTCCAATCGTTTCTGCTTCAATTCTTCCTCACGCTGCCGACGTTCGGCTTCCTCTTTAGCTTTCCGCGCGGCTTCCTGGGCGGCCTTGACGTGCTTCTTATCAAACCACAGGGCCAAATTACCACTTAGCGAGGTGACGGTCCCATCGCTAAGCACAACCTCAAACGTAATTGGCCCCTCATAGAACGGCAAGATCTTGCCGTTCACCGAATGTTGTACATTTTCGCCGATTTCGGCTAACGTCTCGTATAAATCGATGCTTATAACTCCGGATGCTCTGCCTTGCTCTGCCTCATACTGAACGAAATCAATCTTACGTGTCATGATACAAACCTCCTCAAAAAAATATTAGATCGCGTCTGATGCGTCGCGCAACGCATCAACGCATCTACACATTTGCACAGGATCAGAAATTTTTCAAGCATTTTTTGCCCACCATGGGCTTAGTTTTGCATCATGTTTTCAAGCCAACTGGTAAAAAATACCACCCCCCAGTGCCTTGAAAATAAAGGGTTTCGTGCATCGGCGCAGGTAGCTTCACAACACCTACGGGAAAATTTTTGCGAAAAGTCGTTGCGGACGGGGCTATGTTTCTCCTTACATAAAATGGCGGGCATTAAAAAGCGGGGCGGGCGATGAGCGACATTCTACTTTAGGCGGGGCAGTATGAGGTAACATACAAGGGGCAAATCCTGTATTAAAAAATTCGGTTTAAAATATTTCATCTTGGGGTGGGGGCGGGGGAAAAATTTTTCTGAAAAGTCGTTGCGTTTCACTTTTACTTTTACCAATATACAATTCGTATAACTCAAATAAATAGGTTATTCCTTCATTAAAATTTATCTTCATAAACGTGAGAGAAGATGGTGGCGGTACTAAACTAAGTACGAAAGCACTCATTAAAACGTGGTGGGTGCGGCCAATAAATAGAAAGGTGATTGTATGACACAAGTCACTATTGACACCAATGTTTTGCTGGATTACCCTGACGTGATTGATAAGTTTGATGTAGTATGTTTACCTACTGCTGTTCTTGAAGAAATAGATAATTTGAAAAAGAATAAAGAGATAGGCCACAAGGCAAGGGCAGCGGCACGAAAGATCGCAGAGGCTAAGAACATTGACTATATTGTAGAAGATAATTTTGATATGCCAGAGGGTTGGGATAAGGACAAGCTTGATAATAAAATTATCATGTGTGCTGTTAAATGCAAAACAATTCTATTAAGTAATGATTTATCAGTTAGGGCGAAAGCAAGGTCTCTCAATATTACAGTCCAAGGTTATGAAGAAGAACTTTATACTGGTGTAAAGGTTCTGGAAGGCGACCATGAGACTATTCTAAAGTTTTTTGAAGAAGGCAAAGATAAGGAATTACTTGAAAACCAATATTTAATAGTCCGTGAAACGGACACTGGGGAAGAGACCGAAATGGTGTTCCGAAACGGAACACTCCACGAACTTCGTTTGCCGCCCTCCCACGTCATAAAAGGATTAAATGCCCACCAGAGATGCGCTTTGGATTTGCTTATGAATAAAGATATACCTATTAAGATACTAGCAGGCGAAGCAGGCTCTGGAAAAACAAAATTGAGTGTTGAAGTAGGTTATTACTCGGTTGTAGAAAAGAACGAATATGAAAAGATGGTCCTTGTCCGAAATCCAATAGGCTCTGGCGAAGAAATAGGTTTTCTCCCTGGAAGTTTCGATGAGAAAGTAAAGAAGTTTTATGCACCTTTAATTGAGAATTTGGGTGACGAAGGTGATGTACTTGCCGAAGAAATAATAAGTAGAAATCAACTTAAAAAAGAAATACCTTTTAATATGAAAGGGATAACTCTTAATAACAGTTTCATTATTGTAGATGAGGCAGAGGACTTGGATTTAAAAACTCTCAAGCTTATAGGTACCAGGGTAGGTAAGAATTCTGTGATAGTGTTCTCAGGAGACTATGACCAGGCAGAAGGCAAATTTGTTCATAACAATGGACTTATAAAATTGATAGAGAGTACCAAAGGAAACAAGTTGGTTGGTATAGTTGTTCTGCAAGAAGACGTGAGAAGCTCGGCAAGTAAAATATTTGCGATGTTAAAATAAAATGTAAAAGTTTATAAGAAGTTTAAGGAGATGATTACTAGTGGGTTTCACAAGAAAATGGGCAGAAACAATTGCAAATAGAATAGGTATGAAGGTAGCAGAAGGAGAAATCGCAGACATGATTCTGGAAGGGCTTAATCAGACAAAAGGTGGATGCCCTTGTATACCGAAATTTGCCAGAACTAAAGACCATAATTGCCCGTGCAAGGACGCAAGAGAAAAGAAAGAGTGTAGATGCGGACTGTTTGAGAAAAATGGATAAAAATTTTAAAAGTTATTTAACTTTTAGCTATATTGTTCGTATAACAAAAGCAGAGCGATGTTGCCATAGCTCAAAACCACCTTTTTGCCATATAATAGTCTCAAACGTATCACACCTTTCATTTTAAGGCCAGAATAAAAACTCTGGCCTTCTACATAAAGTTAATTATGCGGAAGTAGTCCAACAGGCAGAGATAACGGACTTAAAATCCGTAAAGTGTCGGTTCGACTCCGACCTTCCGCACCATATTTAAGAGCATATGGCTGTTAACCAGAGTGTCACAGGTTCAAGTCATGTTGAGGCAGCAAAAAAAGAGGAATTTTTTCCTCTTTTTTAATATCTTCCTTTATCATTTGGGTCAATAGCAGGTTCCCACGGGAAATCAATTGTGGCAACATTGTTTGTAACTTTTACATATTCATTGTACTCTCGTACTTCATACGTTTTATTCAGTTCAATTGTAAATGTTCCACCCATCATCCTAATAATATAACTGATAGGTACGAACCAGTCACTACTCCTACCTGGTCCAAGCATAGCTTCTAGTTGAGGGTAATCTTTTTTATCTAAAAAGATAGGTGTTTTAACATCCTTTGTATAGTATGTCGAACCCACCCGACATTTGTTTTCATAAGAAAACGTTTTGTAATCAAAATAATAATCAAACCAATTAACCCCGCCGGTTCTACTTATGAAAAGTTTTATTAGGTTTCCGTATCTGTCATAAGTAGGGTTTACACCAGCAATATAATTAACTCTGTCCGCCAGCATATAATATTCGCCATCATATCTGAAGAACTTCTCTTTACCCATATGAATATCTCTTCGATAAAATTCACATTCAATAACTTCAAGGTCTTTTATATCAACAACTTTTGGTGTATCTGTATAAGTGATTAAACCAGGTGTGTCAATCTTTAAAGCCCTATTGTCATTATCCCATTGTATAGTTGTATTTAAAGCTTTTGCAACATCTTCAAGCGGTACATATATCTTATCTTCTATATACAAACCTTTAGGAATAGAATGATTTCCTATCCTAATGGGATAGACTGTTTCAATAACCTGTACCGTTTTCATTAAATTATTAGCAAAAGTAGGTATACATGCAATAAGCATTGAAGCAACAAGTATTGACAAAATCATTCGCTTATTCTTCATCTAAATTAAGGCGTGGAGACCCCAACTTCTTTAAGTTGGGGAGGAAACGCCTTTCCTCCTTTCATATAATTAGGTGTTATGACCTATATAACATAGTCCTCGAAGGACTTAGGGTAGTCAACTTGAGCTTTTACAAGCTCCACCCTCTATAAGGTGGGGTAGTTGACAGTCATACCTCCCTTTATTTATTATAATTATACAATAAGCAGGATAGTATTGCAAATTTTTTACCAGTTATTGGTAGTTAATAATTTTTTTACTTACAACGTTAAAGAAACATGAAATAGTACTATTCTAATAAATGCGGAGTGGAGAAGCGGTATCTCGTTGCTTTCATAGGGCAAAGGTCGCCAGTTCGAGTCTGGCCTCCGCACCCATACATATAATATTTTAAGGAAAGTATTCCCCAACGCATTCGCAGAGGGTATAGAGGGTGTTGGGTTACACCCAGTCAGAGTAAACGTAGTAAATCTACGTTGACTGATAAACGATAATTGATAACCTAGTGTAATGGTAACACATCACTCTTTGAAAGTGAAGTTCCAGGTTCGAATCCTGGTATCGTAGCCATCCTTAATAAAGACATTTCTGGGAGGAAACTTCTATTCCTCCTAAATATAAAGCACAGAGGGTTCTCTGTGCTTTTCTAGTCTTGTGAACTACCTCCACCTATATAGGTGGTGGCTTAGTGGTCAAGGTAGCTTCTGCTACCAGATACTCCACGCTCAAAGAGCTGTTCCATCCCCGAATTGCAGTACGCAATTCATCTCCCACTTTCGCTTCGCTTAGAAGTGGGAGAATTCTTGCTAGGTTTTAGTTAAGAAAGTTTTTTCAAGGTCATCTATAATATTTAGTATAAATACCTTCGCCATGCTATCTGGTAGTTTAATTATGACAGCATTTTTTAGTCTGTACCACATTTCTTGATACGCAATAGCAATATCCTCATAATTTTCATTATTACAATCTTCCATACTACAATCATCAACTGGTTCAAAAACGTAATCTGGTTGTGCATTAAACACATTAACATTTACGTTTATAGGTTTTGCAGCGATTATATTACCAAATAACAGGGCGAGGAAGTTTGAATCAAAAGAAATAGAATCTTCATGAAAATTACCTTTATTATCCATAACATATCCTCCAATAAGATTATCTATTAAAAATATACGACTTAATAATCAAATTAGTTAAACTGTATCCAATTGCGAAAAGTTGCGATTTGTCTAATCTAAAGATGAAGCTGTTAAAAAGCATTTTGAAACAGTATTTTAAATTGGAGTGAATTTAATATGGATGAAAAGAAAGTCACTGTAGTTAGTCCTACAAAGCAATCTAAAATTGTTAAATACAAATTAGAAGAAGACTGCGTAAATCTAAGAAAAGCAGGTTTTTCTTATCAGGAAATAGCTGAGGAACTTAACAACTCTGGTAAGGTTCCTGCGGATGATAAAATAGATAAATTCGTAGTTGCCAGATTCTTAGAGAAGATACCTGCTATCAATAAGCAATTAGTTCAAGAAGATAAAAGACGATTGTTAGAAGTTGTTAATACAAACTTTGATATTTTTTATGAAATAAATAACTTATTTGCAAAGACTAAATCACTTCTTGAACTAATGGAGGAAGATGCCATATCTAAAGGCAGGTTAGTAGACCCTTACCGCTTTAAAGCAATATCTTCTGAAATGAGAGAAATGCTAAAGCAGATGACAGAAATTCAGAAAGAAATTAATGACTACAATAATGTTCGCAAATTTATGGAGATTGTTCTTCAAGTTCTGCAAGAAGAAGTCCCTGATAAGATACCTGTTATAGCAGAAAAGCTTCGTGTAGTTAAAGGTACACAGTGGTTTGCTGAAATGATAAATAAAGGTACTGATGAAAAATGAGAGCAGATTTTATTTTTGAAGAGGTGGGATGCTAGTGAGTATTGAAACCTCTAAAGTAGGTAATTTGATAGATGATTTTATTAATCTTGCAGAAGGTAAAAAGAAACAAGAAGGTCTGTGGCGGGAGAAGCCTGTTGACTTGTTGACTTTCTTTAAAAGTAAAGATTTTTTAAATGAAAATCCTTATCCAGGTAAGCAGACAGAACTACTTGAAAAAGTTAATGCGATATTATGGTACAAACTTACTGGCGATGAGAAAGTGTGTCCTGCCGATCTTAGACAAGTAACCGAAATGATAGTTATGTTCGGTAAAGGTAGTGGTAAAGACTTTCTTATATCTGGTATTCTGACTTATGTGTGTTATCTCCTTTGTTGTATGAGTGACCCGCATGAGTATTTTGGTTTTGGTCAGGATGAACCTATTGACCTAATTAATGTAGCTATTAATGCTTATCAGGCCAATAACGTATTCTTCAAAAAACTGAAGGCCAGGTTAAGTTCTTGTAAGTGGTTTAAGAAAGTAAACTATAATCCTGCGGAAAATCCTGATGCCGCCCCGAATGAGTATCAAATAACTAAACAACAGATTAGATTTTATAAAAACATCACTGCACACAGTGCCCACTCAGACGCAGATTCATTTGAAGGGTTTAGCCCTCTTGTTGTAATTTTTGACGAGATAGGCGGGTTTGAATATAATAAAGCAGATGAATGTTATACTACGTTACGTTCATCTGCTGTTTCACGATTTAATAATAGAATGCTGCTAATTTTTATCTCTTTCCCACGTTCTGCAAATGATTACATGATGAAAAAGTATAAAGAAGCCACAGAAGGCAATGACCCACAAGTATTTGCAATGATAGGAAAGTCGTGGGAAGTAAATCCTAAAATTACCCGTGAATCACTTCAAAAAGACTATGATACCGACCCTGAAGGTAGCATGACTAAATATGAGTGTAAACCGCCCGCTTATATAGACGGATTCTTCAAATTCCCTGAGAAGATAGATGAAGTTGTAATGGTTGGAGTTCAATCACAATGTCCTGGACTAATAGTACAAGAAAAGATAACAACAAGGAGATTGAGTACGGGCGAAGAAAAGCACTTTATTGGTCTGGAAATATTCAACCTAAACCTTAATCCAGCTTACACATACTACCTTGGTGGGGACGGTGGTGTAACAACAGACAGTTACTGTATTTCACTGTTTCATGCAGAACCCGTGTTAGTAGAGGTAGTTGAAAACGGTCAGACAATTACTAAATACATTAATAAACCAGTAGAGGACTTACTTCTAGAGTGGAGGCCAAGTAAAAAAGACAGACTGCCTGTTGACCTTATAAACGTTGCAGATATATTAGAAATGATATGTAAGCAGGTATATGTCAAAAAAGCCTTGTTTGATAAATTTAACTCTGCGGAAGTAGTCCAGCGTCTAATGACATACGGGGTGGAAGCCGAAGATAAGAACTGGTCTAACCCATTCCAGTTGCAAATCTACCAAAACGGTAAGTCACTTATATATACAGGACAAGTAGCTCTTTTGGACTATCAGTCCAGATATGATGGGGTACTAAACCCAAACGATGAGCTAAAAGCTATCAAAATAATCAATGGTAATAAGATAGACCACGACAAGGATAAGTCTAAAGACTTTAGTGACGCTCGGATGGCAGCTATTTGGTTATGTTCTATGGACGAACCTGCTGTAACCGAACATTTTGCTATGCCAGAGATATTTGGTGCTAGAAGGAAAAAATGAAACACAGGATGCAAGCCTGTGTTTTTTTTATACTACATGTTGTGTAAACACAATTTTTTTGCCACAATTCTGTAGTTCAAATTTTAAACTTCAGGTTCTGTAGTTCAAATTTTAAACCTCTGTAGTTCAAATTTTAAACCTCTGTAGTTCAAATTTTGAACTCTAATAATTACAAATAATAATTACAAAGAAGAATTACAAAACAAGTGCTGGCGCACTTGCTGAGAAAAATAACCTATTCGATAAGATAAAGCCTAAACAGCCTATTCTAATATGAGAACTTGATTTTATGAGGGGGCTTTGTAAGTGATACAACTTTTTAGTAGATATAGAGGAAACTATAAATCGATATTTATTGTCCCCATAGGGGACGTTCATTTTGGCAGTAAATATTTCAATAGAAAATATCTCGATAATGCGCTTAGATTTATAGATAGAAACAGAAATCGTTGTCGCATATTTTTGATGGGTGACTTGTTAGAACTTGCTACGAAAACTTCTGTAGGTCGTTCTGTGTATGATGAAAGTTACCCCACCCAAAAACAATTTGAAGTTGCTGTAGAAACTTTTAAACCTTACGCAGACCTTATTGATGTTATTGTTGAAGGAAACCATGAAGAGAGAATTATTCGAGATACTTCATTTGAAATTACACAAGAGTTTGCCCACCGCATAGGTCGTTATGATGCTTACGGTAAATTTAATGCGATTGTGAATATTCAAGTTGGCGACCTTATGTATTCTTCTTATGTATGGCATGGTGCAACAAGTGGAGCTAAGGAGACAAGTGCAATAAATGGTCTGCTGTCCATGCGTGAAAAAGCGTTTTGCCACATGTATTTTATGGGGCACACCCATAAGTTGTTCGACCTACCTCGTGAGATTGCAGTTCCAACAACATGTGGTAATGAGGTTGTAAAAATGAAGCAACTTCTGGTTAATACAGGCTCTGCTCTTGATGATGGTGGGTATGGAGACCAGAAAGGATTAGCTTATACAAGAAAAGGATTCTGTGCAGTTCAAATTTTTGCAGAGCAGAGAAAGATGGTGTTCCATTACATTGATGATTTGGTAGCTTAAAGGAGGGTTAGCAGGTGGGTTTAATTGAAAACTTCCAAAAGTATTTTAACAATAGAAGAAACTCTAATATAGTTCAGAAAACAGAGACCATCTATAACAGGAATGCAGAATCAGTTCCTGACTTTGGCGGTTCTCGTACCACTATACCCAAGTTTACAGATGGTGTAGGTAATGCTTTTAGTTCTTTACCTAAAAGGACACAGAGACAACTTGGTTTGGATGAGAGACGTTTTAATAATATGTCTGTTCCAGACCTGGTGGACACACTTATAGATGCCCACCCTGATGTCTCTTTTGCTTTGTGGAATTTTCTCCGAATAGGTAATTGTGATTATAATATTCATGTATATAGGGTTAATAGTAAGAAAAGATACAAAGCAGCAGAAAGGTATTTGGAAGAGTTAATTGATAGGCTTGATATGCCTAATGTGTATCAGTTTGAAAAGTCAAGGTCTTTAAAAAAAGTTATCAATCAGCTTATTTTGAGCTTAATAACAAGAGGGGCTGCAGCTCTTGAAGTGGTTCTTACTCCAGATTATAATGATGTAGCATTTTTTGCACCTGTAGACCCTGCTACTATTGAATTTAAATACGAAAATGGGAGATTTGTACCTTATCAAGGTCAAGGACGTACTGCTATTTCGTTAGATATACCTACATTTTTCTATGAGGGCCTTGATGAACGCATTGATGATCCTTATGGACGTTCCCCCATTATTTCTGCATTATCTATGGTTTTGTTTCAGCTACAAGTATTGAATGATATAAAAGCAGTTGTACACAATCAAGGATATCCTAGATTCGATATTAAAATTATTGAAGAAGTTCTTCTTAATCGTATGCCTATAAGTATTCGTAATAACGAGCAGGAAAAGCAAAAGTGGCTTAGGGAAAGACTTGATGAAATTATAGAAATGTATAATGAACTTGAGCCTGATGATACTTTTGTTCATTTTGATTCAGTTGAAATTGGAATGGTTGGTGGAAAGAACGGCAGTGGTGGGGGTGCAATGATTGACCCTCAGAAGTTAATGACAGCTATTGATAACTTGATAATGAGTGGTCTAAAAACTCTTTCCACTATTCTTGGTAGGAGAAGTACTGGTCATACAGAATCATTTGCAAAACTTGAAATAAAACTTTATTTGCAAGGAATCAAAGCTATTCATGATGTTGTTTCTAGTATTTTGTCTAGGGCTTTAACACTTGCTCTTAATATTAATGGTAAGCAGGGTATAGTGAAGTTTGAGTTCTGTCCAGTAGAGATTCGTACTGAACTTGAACAAGAACAGTTTAAGCAGATTAAGTATCTCAATCTGGCTTATGCTAGAGACCAGGGATGGATAGATCAGTATGAAGCTGCTAATGCAGCAGTTGGCCATGACCCTGTGTTGGAAGAACCTGATTGGGAACATTTACAACCCATAAAAAATAAAGAAGGGCAAACACCAAAAGGAACTGTAGACACCAATCCAAATGCTGGCGGTAATACTGATAAATCCAGCGGAAGTTAATTAATGTAATTTATAGTCTATTCTAATGAATAGACGAAAGGAGGAAGGTACTATGGCTAAACCTACTAAGGAACAACTTGAAAAAATTAATAAATTAGCTGTTAAAGAGCTAACAGAGGACGATGTGTTTGTATTTCGTCCCTTGATGATAGATGACCAAGTTACTGCGTATTACTCAAAGCTTCATGAAAATTTTCTTCGTAAGATAGTTATGGACGCCAAGAAGGGTGTAGGTTTGCTTCTTAATCATAACTGTTTCCAGCTTCCTGTTGGTAGAACTTTTGATGCTGAGTTGGTGGAAGAGCACGATGAGGAAGTCGGGGATTTTTGCAAATCTGTCTATGGTGGAGTCTATATTGATCGAGGAAGAAATACTGAATCTAATATGACTACCGATGATATTATCAAAGGTATTGAATCTGGTACTATTTTTGATGTATCTATCGGATTTAACGCATCGTCTTGGAAGTGTTCTATTTGTGGAAATGATATTCGTGATTATATGTCTTGTCCACACATCCCTGGTAAAAAATATATAGTTCAAAACGAAGAAGGTAATGATATAGTTGAAACTTGCATTGTTAATGCTGGTGAAGATGGTGAGGGCGAGTTATTAGAATTATCCCTTGTATATGCGGGTGCTTGTGGAAGAGCTACTATTAAAAACGAATTTTCTAACGATAGTGTTATAGAATTAGATAAAGGTACTAAACTAACATTAGTCGATAATTTCAAAAACGTACCTTTATATGCAAAGATTTATCAGTATTACTCTAAAGATGGTGTTGTTTTGTATACCGATACAGATGAACGTACTGAAGGTGCTGAATATTTAGCAAAAAGGAGTGAAACAGAAGTGATTTTAACTAAGTTATATGAGGTAATGAAGAATACTTTTGGCATTGATGTCTCTTCAGAGGAAGAGCTTATATCTAAACTGAGCGAATTCGGTTTGGAACTGTCAAAAGTAAAAGATGAACTGGCGGCTAAGGAAAGTGAACTGTCTGCTAAGAATACTGAACTTGAAACTGCTAATAGTGAATTAGCAAAAGCTGTTGCTGAAAATGAACAGTTAAAGACTGATCTTGCAAACAAAGATGCTGAAATTGCTGAACTCAATAAAAAGGCAGAAATTGTTGAGACTTATCGCCAGGAACTCATTGATAAGGCTCTTAATTTAGGTGTAAAGTTACAAGGTAATGCTTTCCAGAGAGAGCTGTTCTCTAAATTCCTTGAAACACTTAGTCTTGATGAGATTAAAAATGTAGTTTCTGGTTTTGAAGCTGAAGTTCGTAATAAGTTTGCAGGTGCTAGAGTGTCCGAAGGTGAAGATAGATCACTTACAAATCGAGTAAGTGATGTACCTGATAAGGACGAGAATCCTGCTGAGTTTAGCGCATATGTAGCTGAGAAAGCTATTGAATATGCAAAAGAACATGGAATTAGCATTTCTGAAGCTACCAAGCTTATGTACAAGAAATATTCAAATAAAGATAGGAGTGATTCTTAATGGCTGGTAAGTTCACAGGTTTGCAGAAAACCTACCAGATTGGTGATGCCGATGGTATTGCTCTTTACACTGGCGTTACCTATGGTGCTGAAGATGGATATGTTGTAAAGCCTACTGCTGACAACGCCGTGTTTGTAGGTGTTGTTGATAATGATGAAAGAATAAATGACCCCATCCGTGCTGGTGGAGACCAGACTGGTCGTAACATTGCGGTTCATGTAGATGGCTATGGTGAAATTAGAATCGCAGATATTGTTGAATATGGTGACAAGCTGATTCTCGGAATTGGCGGCGTAGCAAAGGCTATGCCTGATGAACCTGGAACCTACAATGTAATTGGTTTTGCTGAAAAGTCTGGTGTGGCTGGGGATGTAATTCCGTTCAAAATTGCTGTAATGACTGTAACCATAACGAACCCGAACACGAACCCGAACACGAACCCCTAATTTCATAAGGATGATAGAAGGAGAGTGAATTTAGATGCCTACTGTACAAAAAGTGCATATAGATAAAGCTTTGACTAACATCTCTGTTGGCTATAAGAATGAGCAGTATATTGCAGACCAGATTCTGCTCAGTGTCCCTGTAGATAAGCAGTCTGATAGGTATTATGTATATGGTAAGGAAATGTTCAGGCAGCATGATGACAGAAGGGCACCTGGAACAGAGGCCAATGAAATCAACTGGTCTCTCAGTGATGATACCTACTTCTGTGAAGGACATGCTCTGCGTACCCCTATTCCTGATGAAGAGTTCCAGAATGCTGATGATGAGTTTGACTTGAAAGCAGATGCAGCAGAACTCGTAACTGAGGGAATCCTCCTTAATAAGGAAATAAATGCAGCAGAAATGCTTCTTGATGCTGATAGCTATGGTGAAGGTCTTGTCTTTAACATGGGTGCTGGTGGTGGTAATCCTGCAAAGTGGTCTGCCTATGGAGAGAGTGACCCTGCTGTTGATATTGCCAAGGCTAAGGAGAGAATTCACAAGCTTTCTGGTATTAGGGCCAACACGCTCATCCTTTCCGAACCTGTGTTTAATGTTTTGAAGTTCCATCCAAAAGTTCTGAAGCTGTTTGCAGGTGTAACTCCTGTTGGGGTTGCAAATATCGAACAGATTAGGTTGGCTCTTGGCGTAGATAAAATCGTAGTAGGTTCTGCATTAAAATCTGGGGCTACTAACCCTGGTAGGTCCGATACTCTGGATTATATTTGGGGTAATAGTGCAATCCTTGCTTATGTTCCGCCTAAGCCTGGAAAGAAGGTTCCTGCTATTGGTTATACCTTTATGTGGAATAAGGATGGCGAAGGTCCTGTTCAGGTTAGGTCTTGGTACGAGCAGGGCAGACGTGCAACAATCGTAGAAGCTGAAAGATGGTATGCACATAAGATTATTTGCAATACTGCAGGATTCCTGTTTGCTGACGCTGTTGCACCGCTGGCTGATTAATTAATAGTAAATTAAAATAGGTCGCTATAGGATTGCCTGTAGCGACCATTTTAACATTAGGAGGTATATTATGGCAGAGAATAAAAAGAAAACAACTACTACAAGGAAAACTAATAAGAATATGATTCAGGAGATAAATGAAGTACAGGTAGCTACTAATTTAGCGGAATCTAATATTACTTCTGAGACTAATTTTCAAGAAGATAAAGCAGTATTGGTTTCGGAAAAGAAGATTCAACTTAGTGTTTCTGTAGTTAAGAGTATTGACGTACCTGATGAGGTTACTTCTGTTGTTGTAGAAAATTTTGGGGCTGGAGATTTGTATGCAGACCCTGAGAATGCAGTATATGACATCAAAAATATTGTAAGGCCAGGCGAATCAAAAGAATTTAAGAATGCAAAAACATTAGTTTTGATATCTACATGCAAGCCTGTTGTATCTATAAAGTTTTATAAGTAGTTAGAGGGGAGGGTTTGGTATGCTTATCATAGAGCCAGGATTCGAAAACGTAGTACGTTCTCGGTTAGGTGTTGATGCAGATGATTTAACTGATGAAGAGTTAAACCAACCCCTCATAGTTGACCTTGCTGAAGCGACTATAATCCGCAGGGTTCCTGCCTATGAATCAATAACAGACCCATTGGATTTGTTATATTTACAGAACGCTGTCATTTCTCAGATATGTTATATTCTATGCCCAAGTATGCCTAAAAGACTTAATTTAAAAATTTCTATCTCTGATGTAAAAATAGAGAAAGAAAAAGTTGATTGGGATATGATGGCGGCCAAATTTCTTGCAGAAGTTGAATCTAATTTAGGAAGTATCACTACTGTTCCTGTTAATAGTCCAATGGAAGGTGTAAGTATTCTAGTAGACAAAATTAGAAATACTAGAAAGCCAATAGGAGTGTGAGCCATCATGGTCAATGAAAAAGAACGTATAATTAAAAAACTGGGTATAAATGCCGAAGTTAGGTATCCAGATGGCTCAACAAAAGAAGTAAAATGTTTAATTGGCAGGGCAAGTACTATTTTCAATAGTATGCTTTCACTTGAAGCTCATAGAAAAGGAGATTTTCTTATTGCGGACAATGTGGGCGGCGGGTGTATAGTGACTAATTCACTAACAGGAGAAACTTATTTGGTAGTGGCTACCTATACGGCTACTTTTAAAGATATTATATTATCTCGTCTCGCCCACATGTTACTCTGTAATGCAAAAATAACTGTTAAACGTGATGAACGTATAGCTGATGATAATGGTAATGTAAAGACACTTCCTGTTGATGTAGTGTCTGACCTAGATATTTATGTTAAGGTAGTAGACCAGCAAATGAGACAGTATGAGCCTGGTCTTCATGTCGATGCAGAATACATTATATTTAGTCCAGCTATTAATATAGAGCCGTTGGATAAGGTTTTGTTGACAGGTTATGATAGTAAACCAATCCCGCTTAAAATAGTCAGTTATGACAATTTGACATATCCATGTATTTCTTGTATCCAGGTAAAGGCAGAAACAAGGAAGTCAACAACCCAATGACTAAAGTCATGGGCTTGTAAGCCCCGTAAGGAATAAATTATAGTTCAAGTCATTCAGCGATTTGATGGATATACTCCCAGAAAGGAGGGAGCGGAACTTGCGTAAGGCGCAATTCCTCCCCGTGCCTAAAGGCAGGGGTTTCCTTGCGCAAGAATTTGTGATAACATGGCTAGACCAAGTAATCAAAGTAGGCTTTTTTCTTTTGATGTAGATGGATATGTTTCAGAACTCAGATATAGTTTGAGAAGTGCCATGCGTGAAATAAAAGAGACATTATTGAAAGAACTGAAAAATTCCGCTAAATCTTTACCGTTTAAGAGAAATCCTGTTCGATTGGCTGGTGGAGAAGTTACAAGTGACTATAAAAGAAGAAGGGCAGTTATAAATGCTATAAATGCAAGTATGGATGAAATTGAGAGAGACGTTATTATGCTTACTTTTACTGCATTAGATAATAACTTTAAAGATTCACATATTGGTATTTATTATGAGCATGGTACAGGTGAAGAGTGGGATGGCGAATATGAAACTTTACCTGGTATTGTACCGTCCCCAAATAAGTATAGAAGTGGTAGACAAATAGTATCTCGTTCTAGGCACATTGACTATGCAGGTCTTGGTAAAGGTAAGTGGATAGATTTAGGTGGTAATATACGAGTTACTGCATCAAGGGAAGCAGGAAGACGTACACCTGGCTTTATAGCTTATATTGGTGAGGATACAAAAGCTTATCATTGGTTTAGTTCTGTGTTTGAAGAAAAGAGAGAATGGATTATGAAGAAGCTTAGAGAGGCTGTGATGAGAGTAAAGCCAGAAAGGTTTATAAGATTGTCAACTAAGAATTTTGTGTTAGGGAAGGACGGCATCACAAAATGATAGTTGTAAAACTCTATAATGGAGTATTTCAGAAGCTTGCTAATGATGAGATTATTCAAGATTTGCTTGAAATTGATACTTCGTTAGGCAGTAATGAATTGAGGTTGCTTAGAGCAGATAAAATTCAGAAAAGACGTAAACCACAAAATTTAGCAGATAATATTCCTCTAATTGCTTTTTATACTGTTGGTGGTGGCAAGGACCCAACTAATGATAGAGTTTGGGGTTCCACTTTTGTGTTTGATATTTATACTAATGACGATGTTGAAAAAGCTCATCGTATAGGTGAAAGGATATCTGAACTTTTTGACGGTAGTATACCCCCGTTTGCAGGTATAACAACATTCGAATCAGAATTAGAAGATGCTTATGAAAGTAAAACCGATCTTCCTAACACTTATTGTTGGACCGTTATTATAACAATGTTTGTAGGTTTGGAAGATTAAATGTTAATCTTTATCAATTGTAGTCTAATCTAAATCAGTAGGATGAAATTATCGGGGGGTTGTTTATAATCTACTATTTAACCAAAAGGAGTGAAAATTGATGGCTAAAAAAATGATAATCAAAGGCGTAGGAACTATGATGGCAAAAGTATATGATAGAGCAGGTAAAGGCGCAGAAGTCATTACACTTGGTACTCTTCAAGATTTGCGAATTACTATGAGCACTGAAATAGACGATATTTTCGGTGGAGATAGCATGTTTGCTATTGACACCCTTGTGAGAAATAAGGCAATCGAAATCACAGCTACTGATGCTAAGTTTGATTTGGATGCTGTTAGACTTATGATGGGTTCCACCGTTAGCGAGCAGGTTAACAGCTATGTGTGGGTTATTGGTGAACAGCAGACTCTTGTTACAGGTAACAATGGTTCTACACTTGTAGCTGTTTGTCCGCTTGAGTTTGGTGGAAACGGCGTAGAGGGAAATACTATTTACCGTGACCCTGGGTTTGTTGTAAGGACAAAGATTAGCAATAAGCTTTATAAAGAAGTTTCTTTCGAATCTGATAATGCACCTGGTGAAGGTCAGTTTATGTATGATAATACAGGAGGAAAGCTTTACTTCGCACATGATATG